GTCCGCTGGAATCTTTGCATGATATTCTCTGCCTGGTTGAATCCTTTTGAAAACCTGGCTGTCCTGGCTACCAGGTCAACCGTCAATTGTGCTATTGTTGCCATCTTTTCACCTCCGCCTTATTACATTTTTCCTTTTTTGCCGCCAAAAGCCATAATCAAGGCCTCGGCAGCTGCCTTTTGCTGCTCAATATCCTGTTCCTGCATGTCAAATTTTGGCATAAACTCATCTGGCCGGAAGGCACGTGTACCTTTCTTCCTGTTAACATTTGCAATTGTGCTGGCAATAATCCCGGCCCGTAAATCTGCCCTTTCTTCTCCTTGCGGTTCTAGTTGTAAATATGCCAGCCACTCTGTCAGTTCCCGGCTGGTGTGTTTTTCTAACACTTCTCTAGGCGACATTCCGAGCAATATGGCTAATCTAAAAACAAGCCTTCGGAAGTCGTTTCTTCGGAGTTTTTTGTTAGTTCCTCCAAATCATCTTGAGATATACCGGAAAGTTCCATAGCCACTGCAAAGATTCTGTCTAGAGCTTTTGCAGATTTCTGGGAAAGTGCCACCACATCTGCTTCTGTGAATAGACGTTTTCCGGCTTCATCTATTGTACACAAGGCCACCAACTTAGCCCTGGCGTTTTTCATATTTACCTGTGTGTCTTTACCCCGCTGTTTAACAATACTTGCTTCATATGCATCTCTCTCTTTTCCGCTCATACCTCGGACAATAACATACCCGTTCCATTCAGGAATGAAAATCTCTCTTTTCTCTATATCATCTGCATTGAGAATCGCTTCTCTTGTTAAAAATACTTTCTTTTCTTTAGACATTTGCATCCCTCCCTAAGTAGTAAAATAAAGAAGGACAGGTTGCCCTGCCCTTATCATGGTTCCAGCTTGCCAAATCCCGGCTTACCTGTTGCCCTGAGTGTCGCAGTTGCAGATAACAGGCCGTCCGGAGTTATTTCGCCTAAATTAAAGCCAATTACATAAGCGTCAAACTGATAATAGTTCTCCTCATCTGGAAATAGAATCCGGTAGCTTCTCTTAACCCTGCTTTCCATATCATCACGGAAAGACTGCTGGTCTATGTCATCAGGGTCAAAATTAAAGGTGAGAGTAGCTTCCCCGTTTCTTAGAATAGTAGGTACTATCTCTTCCCGGCCATCTGGGCTATCCAATGTAGTAGCATCCTGAACATCCATTGTAGATTCAGGGGGAGTGATACTGGTTATCTGCCCTATTGCCTCCCAGGTATCTGGTTCAACCAATCTCAAAAACTGTGTACCTATTCCCCAACTAGCCATTATTCATCACCCTTTCTTTTTTGTGTGCATAATGAAAAAGTCGACATCACAACGATACCGACCAGTTTCTGGTTCATAATCATCTCTTGAATCTGCCATCAAAACAGCAGATTTTGTCTTATTACCTAATTCTCCTCTGAAAAAATCTAATGAATTATAAAGTGTTATAGCCATTTGCTTGGCCTGGCCAAAGGTTTTCGCATAACAGGACAGCTGTATCCTGGGGTTTGATGCACTCTCTCCGGTGAGAGTCAATGTCCGGGGAGAGCTAATCCGCTGATAAACTATTGCTGGTACATCTTCATCCTGAGGGACGGCCCGGGGAAACAGCCTGTCCTGAATGATAGAAGTAATTTTTTCATCTGATAATAAGTGAGCAACAAGAGCCTGTTCTATGTCCATGTATATCACCTGCCAATCTTCCGGACCTCTTCCAGTACAGCTTCTACCATTGCATCATTCGTCTCCTGTGCGGCCTTCTTTTGCATCTCATCTATTGCAGGGCGCAGGAAGGGCCGGGCTGTCATTTTTGAAGTACCCAGCTCCAAGAATCTGGCCACATGAGCACGTGTTTTTGCTGTTACTCCTATTGATTCTGTTACTTCTCCTGTTTTTTGCCTTGCGGTCCAGGAGCGAATATATCTTTTTGTTCTACCAGTATCCACCGGCACCCTCCGTTTCGCCTCCTGGACAACAGGGGAGGCTCCTGCTTTGGCTGATTTCTTGAGAGCTCTTTTCTGGGCGGTGTTGTTGATTCTTTTCAGATTTCTTAGAAGTTCTTTATCTCCATCCATTTTGAAGCTGATTTCCATTATCGGATCACTTCCTTGCACATCAGCTGTAAATCTATATTTTTCTCCTGCCAGTTAATAACGGACTCTATCTCAAATACTCGGTTTTTGAACAAGACCCTCATAGTTGGCTTAATACCTTCTCTATATCTAATCCGTATTCTGTGTGTTATTTCCGCCTGTACCTGGTGTTTCGCCCAGTATTCTTTCCCACTGATGGGCTCTATACTTGCCCAAACTTTTGCGAAATCCCGCCATTCTTCGATTATCTCGTTATATTCATTTCTCGTCTTGATATATTCCTGTATTGTTATACGGTGTCTTAATTTTCCGGGATTCATTCTTCTGTCTCCTTCTCAGATTCATAACAATATTTTAGCTGGGCCAGCATACTTTCTATAATAGGCCTTATCTTGTCGCTTGCCTTTCCGATATATTCCCTATTTTCATACCAATCAGAAATTAATACCCAGCAAAATATTCTGGCCAGGTGATTTGATTCATCAAATTCATGTCCTGTTGCATTCTTCAAATATTCCTCTGCTGCATTTATGAGAGAATTAAGTAATACATCACTTTCATTATCATCTATTCTGAGGTACTGTTTCGTCTCTTCCAAATTTACAATCATATCATCACCCCTTTATAAAGGGAGAGAGGGACCAGCCCTCTCTATTTCTTTGGATCTTTATTAGCTTTTTTAGACGGCCTCTTTGGCTCGTTTTTTGCATCAGTTTTTAACTCAGCTTTCGGCTTGGCTTCCACTAGGGCAACAATTCCAGCTTTTTCAAGTTCTTTTGCTCTTTCTTCCGACACATCAAACACATCACCCTGCATCCTGTTTCTGCAGGCCACTTTGTCCAAGAAGTGATATAAAGCTTTTACCTTAACCACCAGCCATCACTCCTTATATTTGGAGCTGGCCATACACCATAGCCGCAGCATCCCACATCTTCAAGTCATCTCTAGTGATAACCCTCAGCTCTGTGGTATCCCTGCGCCATGCATCTCCGCCCTCGGTTGTGGAAGCAAGCTCATAGACACCTCTGGTGAACAATACTGCGAATTGCTCGCCGTTTCCAATGAAGATAGGCGCTAAATCTGGTGTTCCTGATGTTCCTTGTATGGTCGGCAAATACCTGTTAGATACCACTACCACTGGGCGTCCCTTAAATATCTTCCTGCCAGGTTGAGTGATATCATCCTGCAAGAGATAGCGTCCATTGTCGTCCACCTGGGTATCCATCCAATGATAACCGTCTTGGTTGGTGATAATTATAGAGTTTAGACTAATTGCAGGGTCAAGGTCTACGTTAAGCACTTTCTTAATATCGTCGAAACTTGCAAGTTGCACGGGCTGTAAACCCTGGAGTAAGTCTGTAATCAGAGTGTTTTTTGTTACTACAACTTTTCTTGCAATCCAGTTGCTAACATAGTTGATAATATTCTGGTCGCTGTCTGCCAACAGTTCATTAGTCAGCGGCAGATAACCTGCACGCTTAACCAGTTGATACTGGATAGGCGTAAACTGCGGGTTGTCCATTTCTTGAATTTGAGCGTATTCGTTTACAACCTGAAGCGGCGTCATAACATTATCTGCTTCAAGCACCCTACTTCCCGAAAGAGTATTGACTGTTTCGACTCTGATATACTGCGACAGGTCATTGAGTTGCCGCATAATTTCATTGATACGGGTTTGTATATCTTGTGGCACGATGAGGTCTACATTACCAGCAAGAGGGTTTGCAGTGTCTGTGCCTTCATGCATAACTGCGCCACGGATAG